TGAGCGCCCATTAGAGAACCGCCTCTCCGAGTGTGGTGAGGTCCGTGCCGAGCGCGTCCGCGATGCGCTGCGCTTCGTCACCGGAACAATTTCCGCCAGAGACTTCCATTTGCCGCAATCGCCACAGCGAGACATTGGCCTGCTTGGCCAACTCATCACGCGTCAGTCCCGCCGCCACGCGTTGCGTCATCAGATTATCCAGACGCACACCTGGCATTAGCCCCTCAACGCCTGCGCGAGTCCGTCGCGCACCTTGGCCACGATGGCCGCTTCGTCGCTGTCATTCAGTCCGAAGAACTTGCGCAGCACACGCGACTTCCCCGCGCCCGTAATCTGATGAAACGCGGCCTTTTCAGACGGCGGCACTTTCCGCGATTGCTGAATTAACGTCTGATGTGGTCCGCGCTTTGCCATAAACAAAAAGCCCGGCGCCCCTCGGTGAAGAGGAACGCCGGGCTCGTGAGAAACGGTCGCCCGAAACGAGTCGTGTGCTTATGTATTGTGCATAACCTCAGCCGGTTTTTCAAGCGTCGAACGCGGTTTTAATCGCGCATACGTCTTGGTCTCAAAGCTTTCCAATTCGCCCCGGTTCATGTTCAGAATGATCTGACCGGTCCGCAGGTAGTCCAGATCGAGGACGAACTTCAGTTCATTGACCAGGTCTTGTGCCGTGCGCTTCATCCGCTAAACCCCAGTTCGACGGACGTGTCCGTCACCTTTGTAATCGTGATGGCGTTCAACATGGCCCCGCTCACTTGCAGGTTCACCGCCCCGCCGCCGAGTTCCTTGGCCTTCTCTTTCGCATAGCCCGCTGAGTAGGGCTTGAACGACTGATCGTCCTCGTCTCGGCCGGCAATGGTTCGTCGGACGATCCGTTCCCGCGCCAGCAGCCCCACCTCACGCATCAAGGCCGAGGTGGTCAGCTTCAGCGAGGCCAGCGGCGGCCCGGTTTTAGTGACGCGGACAGGCATCAGGCGTCCTTTCTGGCCACGACTACGGCAAACCAGTACGGCGTCAATGGCCCTGTCGGCTCATCGCACCAAGTGCCGGCGTTCGGTTCCGGCCACGAATAGCCACGGCAGACTTCGGTCAGCCCCGGCGCAATCAGTCGATCGGTGACGTCCTGTGGGCTGAAGTCGCGGAAATGGCGATTCGGCCGGATGCCGCCGACGGGCTGGCAGGGCACGTCGAAATAGACCCAGCCGCCCGGCTTCAGCCAGGACTCGACGTTCTGCATGGCCAGCATATCGCCCACGTCTTGCCCGTTGTCCTGATGCAGCGGATCGCCGTAATACCCCAGGCCGAAATGTTCGAGCGCCCCGAGCATAATGACGGCGTCCAGCGAGTTCGGCTGAAACAGATCCGGATCGCAGGCGTCGCCGATGATCGTCCGGTCCCGATACTGGTCGCACCACTCGACGCCGCGGATCGTCGCGTCTGGATTCTGCTCGCTGAACCGCTCGAGGAAGTTCGTGTCCGCACAGCCGAGTTCCACGACTTGCGCAGCCGAAGGCAATACGAACAGATCCGGCCAGCGTTGCAGGCTCGCGGTCCACAGCATCAGCGCCGGATCGGACTGGTCATACGTCCAGCGGATCGGCGATACTGAAGGCTTGGCGCTGGTCATTCGCCTTGCGTCCTTGCTGCGACGGTTGGCTCGTCGGATACAACGCGAGCAGCGCTTAAAGGCACGCGGCGTCCTGCTGTTCCGGCCCAAGGCCGAGAAGCCGTCACGCCGCTGATCCCTTCTTCGGCTTGCCCTTGCCTTTGTTCTTCATCGCCCACGCAATGGCAAGCGCCTGGTCGGCCGGTCGGCCCCGCATGATCTCGGTCTTGTAGTTCTGCTCGAACGCCTTTTGTGAATTGCCCTTTTTTAGTGGCATCTTAAGCCGCCTCTTCTAACGCATCGAGCTGTGCCGACACTTCCGGCACGCGCCCATTGCCCAAGTTATACAGTTCCGAACTCTTCGCGATCTCGATCCACGTATGGCGGCAGTTGTACCCGCCACCCGTCAGGAAGACGTTATCGATCTGCCCGTTGTCCATCTGATCGATCTCGTCCCGCGTATAGACGCGGCCGACATGCTCGAGACACCAGTCACGCGTCTTGGCGTCGACGGGGCCCATGAAGGCGAATCGCGTCTCAGGATCTGCGCCGGCCTGTAACGCTTCCACTTGCCGCCCCACGATCGACACGCCCGTGTCATACAACGTCTGGATCTGCGGCTCGGTCGCGTCGACGATGTCGCCCAGGTCCGCGAGAATGTCCTGCGGATCCCGCGCCCCGAAGACGCCACGGGTGACGGACTGCCACAGTTCCTTCGCCATCTCGTCGCCGACATCCAACAGATCTGTGGCGTGTAAGGCTTTGATGGCCGCGACACGTTCATCAAAGGCGCCCGTCAACTTCGCCGCCTTGCCAGCCAGGCCGCGATTGGACAGCACGGCCTCGACGAGATTGTCCAGTCGTGCGCCATAGGCCGACGTCGCCAGATCCTCATACCCGCTGTCTGACAGCGCCGTCTCGAGCGCCTTGCGTGTCCGGTTGGCAATGCCGGCGCGAATGATGGCCGTCCGCGAGCCGTCCGAGGCGTCGACGACAATCGGGCGGACGCGCCGTTCCAATTGGCGCAGGACGCGCGACAGGTCGGTCGCGAACCGCTGGCCCAGCCGGTCGCCGAGGTCGGCAATCTTCGAGGCGCCGCGGACGAGCTTCGGACCGTCTGCCATTTAGGCCGCCGTCGAATCAGCGGCGTTGCTGCCGCCAAACGTCGGCGGTCTATCGCCGCCAGGCTTCACGGACGCCGCGAGGAGTGCCATCTTTTGCCGCTGCTTCTCTTGCGGCGTCGGATCGTCCGGCGCATTATCAATCGCGTCGTTGATCTCGCTCAGCACTTCCGGCGACAGATTCGCCATGCCGTCAAACTTGGCAATGAGCGCCTTGCGCAGTTCCTTCAGGAAGATCGACGGCATGCCCAGCGTCTGGGCGGCCAGGCCCTGATCCAAGACGTCTTGGAACGGCGTCTGCGTAAACCGATCCGGATAGTTGATCTGCACGAGGTCGTTCTCGAATTTCGTCTCGGCCTGATCGGGGCCATAGCGCCAGCGATACCAGAGTTTCGCCAAGGCGTATTCAGTCTGTTCACACTCGTCCGCATAGCCGGCGAGGCGCGTTTCCATCTCGTCCCGTTTCAATTGCAACGAGCCCTTCGCTTCGGCGTCTTTGCTGTCCGTTTCCCAGCGGACACCCGTCTCGCGGTAAATGGCGCGTTTGATGCGCTCGATCTCTTTGTGGTACGACTCGACGTTCTGCGGCTCGCCGCTCAGCATGTGCGCCGGCCCCGGCGTAAACAGCAGGTTCATGGATCCGGTCTGCTGCCCGATCATGGCTTGGGCGTTCTCCACGCTCGTTGCGTGGTCCCCCGTCCCAAGCGCGACATTGACGACGCTGAACGTCTGAGTCCTGAGTAGCTCTCGTACTTCGCTATCACAGTTATAGAGCGCGAGGTAGTTATGCGGGTCGCCGACGACGGATTCGCCGATGTCCGGCAAGAGTGCCCGGCGCTTGGTGAACAGCCAGACAAAGGGCACAACGCCGAGGTTATGATCCCCCGTGTCGATAAACCGGCCGGTCTTGTAATCGTACAAGCGCCAACTCATGTCATCGACAATCCGGACACGATACGTGATGATCGTCCGCGCGTCGATCGTCGTCGGCACAGCCTGCGTCGCCTCGAGCAGCTTGATCCAGACCAGCCGGCCTTCGTCGTTCCGTCGCCAATCGAGAATGTCGAGCGGCGTATAGACGCGGACATAGGGTTGCGCTTCTTCTGCGGCGGTCATGGGTTGCGGATCGGTCGGTCCGCCCAGATCCATATAGAGCCCGCAGTGTCCGAAGGTGGCCGCAATGTCCCACCAGCCCGGCATGGCATCGTCAATGTGGCAATCCTCGCCGTCGACATCCTGCCACCACTGTTCCAGCTCAGTCGGATCCTGCCCGTCTGATGCGCCGACGCGCCGTACGGGCTGTTCCCGAAAGAGCAGGCTTTTCTTCGTCTCGAGAATGGCACTGGCGACGTTGTCATACCGCGCGAGCTTGCGCCGGGCCAAGAGCTTCGGCGAGGGCTGTTTCGGGTTGGGATTCACCACCCAGCGATCCTCGACGCCCCCGTCGACCGCCGTGGACTGGCTTGTGACCTTAATGGTGTGGTCGAGCCATTCCCGCGGATGCGCCTGCAGGAATTGCCCATCCAGAAATCCACCGGTACCCTCGCGGACATGCGCCAGCAGTTCCCAGACCGGCCGAAATAGCAGGTACAGCGGATGCGTGGACGCGGCCGTTTTCGGCCCGAGGTTTGTCGCTTGGTTGATATTGCCAGAGACACCAGATGCCATAATCAGAGCCAATCGACCGACATACCGCCCGCACGGGTCTTCGTCACCGGCGGGAAGTCGCGCACCAGCCAATACCCCAGGCCGTCGGACAAGTGCGTCAGTTCCGGGTTACTTTTCTTGTCGAGTTCGCCATTGTCGGCAAAAATCACCTGCTCGAGATCGGCAATCAATCCGACATTCGACGGATCAACCGTCAGCCGATGCTCGCCGGCCGCCGTTTCACAGCACGCATTCACCGCCGCGACGCGATCCTTCTCATGCGGATTCGCCCCAGGAATGCACCACGTCGCCCCGGGGAACATTTCACGAATCACGGCGTGATCGGCCGGCCCAGTACTCTTGGCGCTCTTGCCCGTGGCGTCGCCGTAGATCCGAACCGGGCCGTGATGATGCGCGTCTTTGAGCAGTTCCTTCACCCGCCGTGCCGATGCCCGCGTCGCCTCGCCACCAGCGTGCTTGATCCGAACTTCGCGATAGACGACCGGCGACTTGGCCACCATCTGACCAATCCCCGCCGTCGCCGGGTTGATGTTGAAATCGAAGAAGAGATAGACCGGATCAGCCGGCCGGAACAGGACCGGCTTGACGTTGTGCGCCCGCGTGAACGCGTAGTAGGCGCGGCCAGAGACCGCCTCGAAGCTGGCCTCGTATTCCTGCCGAAACGCCCGCGCATCTTGATCGTGCCGCGCGTCTTCGATCTCTTGCGGCGTGATATAGGGATTGGATCGCGTCGGAAATTGCCAGGACGCCCATGTCGGTCGCTTTGGATCCTGCCCACGCTCGTACAGCGCATGAAAATGATTAAACGACCGCGGCGTCCCGATAAACAGGGCAGGCGCCCGATAGTCCGACAACGCCGGACGCAACGACTCGGTCCATGTTTGCGGTTTCATATCCGCGAACTCATCCAAGACCACAAAGCGCAAGCCACGACCTCGCAGCGCGTTCGGATCTTCTGCGCCAAAGAGGCGAATTTCTGCACCGGTCCTGAGATCAATCCGTAGCTCGCTTTCGTTCGGACTGCAGCTAAGCCATGACGGATCGATCGCATCTTTAAGAGCCGTCCAAAACATGTCTTTGGCCGCCTTGAGCGTCGGCGCGACGTACCAGAACCGGCCAGACGACTGCAGCGCCCGGTGCACGAGCTCGACCCGCGCAAGCTGCGTTTTCCCCCAGCGCCGCCCCGCGACGACGACGCGGAACCGCCGCGCATCCTTCCAGACCTCCGCTTGGTCGCGATGCAGGACGAGTCGAAGCGCATCATTCCGTCTCCGCTCGCCGCGCGGCAAGGTCAGCCTCCGATACCAGATCAATCAGAAATGGACGCATCTCGCCGGCAAAGTACGTGCCCTGCGGCGGCTTATTCCAGCCCCGATCTAGCAATTCGCTCATGGCCCGCATACGATTGGCGGTGCTCTCGGCTTTGTTCATCGCAATGGCATAGAACTCATCGATCAACGCCTTCCCGTCCTTGCCGCATTTCTCGTGTACATAGGCGGCCAGCCCTTTCGGACGGCCGCCTGGATTGCCGCTGACGCCTTTCTGAAACACGTTCTTCGGCATTACTTCCTCACCGCCCAGACCAACGCCTCAGCATTCGGAAAGAATGTGTCCGATCCGAAGCTGTCCGTCACCTTGAACCGGGCCTGATACGGACTGCGCTCGGCCTTGAGATCCGTCGACGCCGGCGTGTAGCGGGCAACCCCGTTCGCCTGGTCCGCCCATGTGACCTCGCCTGTCACCGGGACCAGTCCATTCGCCCGGTCGCGGATCTGGATCGTCAGCGTGAAGCCAATGCCGTTAATGGCCGCGCCGTTGATCTTGAGCGTGTAATCGAGCGGCCCGCTCCAGCCTTCGACGAGATCGTCAGTCGCTTTCATGAGAGAAACTCCACAGCCTGATAGCGATGCGCGCCCTCGGCTTCATACCGCACGGCCCGATGTGCTTCCGTGCGGCCAATCGCCGCCAGATGCCTCGGCGGGATGACTTCGGCGCTGAGATCCAATCCCACCAGTAAGCCCGCGTCGTTCCCGTGCAATTGTTCGGAGGCCAGAACCGCCACCAGCGCCAAGGTGGCCGCGATCTCTTCGCCGATGGATGAGTCATCGCTGGCAATTGGTGCCCGCAGTTCAATGCCGGACGTTTCGACGTCGGCGACCTTCAGCGCTTCGCCAGTCACCGTCGCGTTCAGCGGCTGGCCGAATCCGACATCGAAGACTTCGCGCAGCGTGAGGTCTTCTTCCAGCGAGACCGTCAGACCACGCGCCAACGTGAGCACTTCGGCGATTCGCACGGCTTCGCCGGCAATGGCGACGCTCAGATCGTTCGGATTCCCGAGGAATGTCGCGACCGTCTCGCCGATCATCAACGCGTCGGTCGGCCCGGCCTGCTCTGGGTCGAGCGTCAGGCTGAGCACCGGCTCGGCCAGCTTCAGCG